GAATTATATTGTGTAACATTGATAGGATTTTTAACCTCGCCAGTTAAATGGTTAATATCACATGTATTTTTATCTATATCAAGTAGTATTCGATCTTGAATAAAATCAAACACATCAATCGTAACAGAGAACGTATTATAGTAACCGTTACCGTCTCTATCATAAAGATAACTACGAACTCTATATTGACCAGGCTTCTCATACGCGTGGACACCTGTCAAGGCTTCCATTTTTGTACCATCACCGAAATCCCAAACAATTCGTTTATCAGAAAGAATATCCAACCACTCATCACCAATAGTAGGCTTAAAGTATAGTGGTGAAATAGACATTGCATAACTGCTCAATGTCTCTTGACCGGTATCACCTGCTACTGTGTAGTAAAAGGTATACTGAAAGTCAGTATCGTTTGATGAATCACCCTGGGCCATACGATTATTTAATATTAAACCCTACGTATAGTAACTTTATCTGCAACATCTGATACTTTGTAGAAATATGCATACTCGAAATCTTTCAATTGATAATCTCTTGCGAGAATTGCATTATCAATATACCTATAATCAGGGTTCCAAATTACAAAACTTAAGTTAGGTGTTACATTATTACCGTTAACAGTCTCCAGGCCAACTATACCATCAATGTTTAATATATCCTTTGTAATCTGAGATGTATCAACAATACTGCCTAGCTCAGCTGAAGTAAATTCATTTTTAATTACCTTTGCAATACCGCTACGAATTGCAGCATCACTAATCGAAACATTTCGATCAACAGTAACACGTAACATTGAGTCACTCACGATATTATCAATAGTATTGCTCTCGGTAACCTCACCCACACCGAAACTAAACGCTTTAAATATTGGATCGGATATAACCACGTTATGAGTTATATCTTTTTTACTCTTACAGTATTCAGCAATTAGCTTTTTCTGACCTTCGTTTAGGTAGTGAGGAATACGCTCATCAATAACCGGTTGATTAGTACGTACAGTGTATATGTAAATATTGTTAAAGTTCGTCGACGTTGAAAAGTTAACTTGTGAGAGGAGCGTACGTGCGTCGTCTATACCACGCTTTACTCCAATGTTGTTAAAGTAAAATAGTACCTGTGATGTATAATCTTGGTTAGATAAAACTTTAACAGGTCTTGTTATATTACCGAAGTTCCTATTTACATGTGCCTCGTAGTCGGTCTTGCTAACTAACCTATCTTGTGAAGCAAATATCTTTGATACGTTATTTCTTATATCTTCAACTGACTCAGCTAACTTAATAGGTGTTGAGGCATATTCATTGCTTATCGTAATAGTTGGCAGTGTTGCAGGTACAATTGTATTAACATCTGCATACAATTGTTCCTTTATCTCAGTAAACACTGCCGTATTAAACAGATTGAAGTTTGATCCGTTAGTTGATCCATTACCAACTAGCCCTGATTCGTTGTCTGACACTATATAAAATACAGCAACCGTATCACCCTCTCTCAACGCAAAGCCGTTGTTATTATCACCGAACTTAAATTCATAATTACCATCATGATTTAGTCTCTTTTCATAACAAGTATTACTTGGTGCTTCTAAAAACAGTGACGCTGTTTCTGTCCATTGTGCCCAGTTACCTGTAACATTGGATTTAACATAAACATTAAAGGTATTATCAGCTATAAATTGTTCATCAGAGATATTCTTTGCTGTCTTCTTTACCTGTGGTGATGTATAGCTATCAATTAGTGTAATAGTCTCGTAACCCTCACCAGCAGCCGTAAACAACGCCTCTTTAAGCGATCCTTGATGTAAGATACTGTAGTTAACCTCTAAATCCTCTAGAACAGCAGATTCAACCTTTTCAAAGGTAATATCTTCTAATGTATAATAACCAGCCGCTCCAAGATTAACAAATGAGAACTTCGGTAGAACATACACACCCGAATCTAAGTTCTGAGCCTGTAAGCTTACGTCTAATATTGATGTCTGATCACCTAGTGGTTTGTAACCAATGTTTGACACAAGCTTACTCATATTTTCATATATAGTAGCTGTTGTAAATGTACTTTCGTTTGATGTTGTGTTTAGGTAGAATAGTAATACATGATACATGTATGCTACAACATCAATAAAAGCACTAAAGTTAGATCCCTCAAAGTTCTGATCAGTAAATGCTTCATTCTCATTTAATCTTTCAATAATCAGCTCCTTAAGAGAATTCGCATCGAAGCTTAAGTAAGCATCTTTTGGTAATTTAAAATCTGTAAAGTTATCTATGTTCATCGATGTGTTATGTATATTTATGTATGTAGATCACTATTAATAGCTTAAATCGTTACGTATCCGTCGCGGTTCAAAGTCGCCTTTAGGTTAAGGTTGTATATATCTAGTGATGGTATTGAGAATAGAATATCAATATAATACTCAGCCTCATCAGGCTCACCTGTAACAGAGACACCCTCTAATTCTATACGTGGCTCCTGTACACCTAAATTATTGTATACTTGAGAGGCAATAAAAAACGACGTTGTAGTATTAATTGGTTCAAACAAATAACCTCTCAAGTCTAGTCCAAACGTTGGATTTAGTAACTTCTCCCCCGGGGCTGTTGTCATAATATTCTGAACAGCATTAAAGACTGACTGAGCGTCTTGTAACTCAGCCAAATCCTTTGGTTCAGCTATTGAATATAACTCATCCCTTACATATCTAGAGAATTCAAGATCTAATTTAATATCCTTATATAGATATCCTCTCTCGAGAGATCTCTGCTCCGTTTTAGACTGTTCTAGTATATCTAACTCAATCACAAGTATATTTAATCAATACAACACCTTTGAAAGCAAATTATTTAATTTCATAACTTTCGCTGTAAATGTTAACAAAGCGGCATAAATAATGTTATGGCTAAGCAAAAGAAATTTATTCCACTACTCGAATCCTATATGAAAAGGTTCGAACGCGGTGGTTTTTTAGTAGGTGACATTTTCGAGTTTAATGACAATTTTAAGAGTCATGATGAATACAAAGACCTAGGTCAAAACGTTAAGGATATGCTTGACGAGATGATCGAGTCTGGTCTACATATTCGTGTTGTAGGTATTAAGGATGTATCACCACAAAGATACCCTGCTAACAGTGATGGTGGTTCATTAGCACCAGTTCTCAATATTGCACTTGATAATACAGGCGGTAGAATTACACATCGTTGTTCTATTCCTTGTTGTTTAGGTCAACCTGGTGAGTCTCCTTACCCAAATCAAGACCCTATCCCTGATAGCTTGTATCGTAAGAATAAGGTTAATATTAAGCCAGAAGAACTAACCGAGGACGAAGAAAACCTTTCTAACAAGACAGATAAGGGTGACGGAAAGCTTAGTCAGACAGAAAGAAAGCTTCCTACACAGAACACAGAAATTCCTTCGGATGCAGTAACCCCATCAATGGAAGTTAATGCATACACGAAGGATTACCTGAGCGGTTTGAAAGGCTAATAAGCTTTCTCAAGGTTAATCCAACAAGCAAAGCAGTTGATTTCGTGGTCTAAGACGAGCGCGGACTTGTAGAGATGATCAGCTAATATAGTGATCATCTCTTTCTTTTTCATATCATCCATAGGCTGCTCGTATAGATGATCTAGAAAGTTAGCCATAAGTGTATCATAGTCACCTTGAAATCTATCTTCACTCTCAATTAAGTGCTTTCTTAGTTCTAATGACTTACCGGTAGTTATCTTTTCGAAGATTGACTTAAGTAGAGCTTCATCTGCAGTACTATTTGTAATATGCAGCTCAGAGTTAATTACACTCTTCTGCAACTCGTTAATAGTCTTACGAAGATCAGGGAAGTACCTCTTAACGAGCATTACAAACTCCTTCTTCTGTACATCAGATACTACTACCCCTTCTTGTTGTAGAATACTATAACACCTCTTAACAGCCTGATCAATTACAGGCTTCAGATCGAGTGATTGACACCTAGACTGTAGAGCAGGAATGATTTTATGCTTATAGTTAGCAGTAAGAACAAACCTGGTATACTGAGAGTAAGACTCCATAGTATTGCGCAAAGCAGCTTGTGCGCTAATAGAGAGGAAGTCACACTCATCTAGTAC